AGGTTCTAAAACTGGTTCTTCCTTATAAACAAAGTCATTTACCATTGGAAATACTGCGCTAATTGCTTGCGCACATGCTACAGCAACTTGTTTGTGTTCAAGCTGTGTATCCACGTTACTGCGCACTTGTATGTAGTGAATCCATGAGCGCAACGTCCCGTTAACATACACACGACTTTTAGTATTGCCTTCTGGAAGAACGACACGAGCTTGTTCTTTAGCAATACCTTTGCTAATTGCCCATTCATATTGTGCTTTTGCTGAATTAATATGAGCTTCTTGTCTTAGATGCCATTCATCATTAATTGCCTCTTCTTCTGCAGTATTAATTGTAATTGAATTTTGACGATTTTTAGGATCTTGAAATCTAGCATCGCGTATTTCAAAAGACAGATCGTTTGTTGGATCTGCATAGCGTTGACTAAACTCTTGGAATCTAAATGAAGCGTGACGTAGTAATTGACGTGCAATATCGCGGGTGGTATTAATTTCTAAACACACATTAACCATTTCAAGCGGTGACCAATGTTTATGTTTAATTAAGTAGTTGATAAGTTTTTCTGAAGTTTCTGTATTAAACTGATTTGACGGATTACTTACCCGAGCGCAAAACGCAATAAGTTCTTGTGCATCAGTAATTCCTAATTCAGCAAATTCTTCAGTTGGTTGAGAATATGATACTAATTTAATGTTCATAATTTTTGTTTCTTTAAAAATTTATTGGTTAGTTTTTCTACATCTTTTTTTACTTTTGCTGCATCCAGTTTAAAATCTACATCGTCTATCTGTTCTTCATACGAATTTAACAATTCTGATAAACTCTGTTGAAAGCTATTCCATCCATCTTTTTTTATTTTAGTTGTTAATTTTATTTCCCAAGACTTATTATCTTTAAAATTAATAACTACTGAATGCAAATAAAGAAGAGGTAACACATTAAGTGTTACCTCTTCAAATACTTCTGGCCAGTGTGCAACTACTTCTTTAGGAAGCGGTTTCGTCTGTTTTAACAACTTTTTCCTTTTTTGCTGTAGTGGTAGTTACTACTTCTTCTGCTACAGTTTCAGTTTTAACTTTTTTAGCAGTTGGTACTAATTCTTCAGCCTGTCTACGTAAAGATGCAGCTTCTTTTGAAAGACGATCTGCTTCTGAACGATAGTGTTTAGCTTTTTGCTCGGGAGTCAATAGTTCAACAAGTGCCGCTTTTGCCTCAGCCGGAGTTTCTTTAACTACAGGTTTAGTAGGTTGTTCTATTTTAACTGTAGATTTAAGAGATAGCTCATCAACTGTAGTGCCACGTTGTTCTGCAATAACTTGATTTAGTTCAGACAACAAAATTGTGTACGAATTAGTTGGTAACATTTCAATTTGATCAGTTGAAACTTTAACTAATCTATCTTGAGTGTGCAACGCAGCAAGCATGATACTGCCATCTGGAAAGTTAGTGCGTGCCATTGCTTCTGCAAATTCATACGAAGCCTGACCACTTGAACTTTCAACTAAGTTAATAAGTGCATCGTGATAGCTGTCTGGCAAATTTTCAGTAGGTACAATTAAGCAATTGTACGCATCGCCTGGTAGGGTGCGATATGCTACTATACATTTTTTGCCAGAAGCTTTAACTCTTCCAACATGTTTAAGTTCTGCCATTATTGAGCACCTTGCGCTGCTTTAGCTTGATCAGTAACTGCTGTTAAAAATGTATCCAATTTTGTATATGTTTGTCCTACAGCAACCATTTCATTTGGTTTAAATGCACCACGTGAACTTGCAATGTCAATAATAGTTTTTAACGCATTTAAATCGTTAATAGTAAGATCAGCACCTGCTTGTTCTTGAGTTGCTTCTGCTGCGGTTTCTTGTACTGCTTCTTGTGTAGTTTCGGTCATGTTATTTTCCTCTGTTAGTGTAATATAATTAATTATCTTGAATGTAAATATGGGCATGCAATTGTGAAAAAGCTAAGTTCTTTTTCTGATTCAAACCCAATTGTAATGTTGTAAACAATAGCGTTATTACTATCTAATGAAATTCCTTTTCCAATGTAGTATCTGCTATTTAAGTTTTTAGTAATCCATTCATTAATAAATTCGAGTAAATCCGTTCTTGATTTATTAATAGTAAAGTATTCAAAATGCGGACAAGCAAAATCTACTCTCCGCATTTTAAAATAATCTAATGGATTAGGTTTTCCATTTTTTAGTGCCATTTATGCCTTTTCTTTTGAAAACTCGTAATAGCAAGTTTCACCAAATGGGGCTACGATTGTATCATTACCGTGTATAATAAACACAGTATCGCAATACGACTCATCGCCCCAGCTTCCAAAAGGATACCCATCAGTAAAACATAGGAACTTTTTAGGATTAATGTCATTTTCTTTCATATATTCCCAGTTAGCATCAAAGTCAGTACCACCGCCACCTTTTGGTTGATACTCATCAAACTCGCTTATAGTATAACCAGTAAATGATGCCTCGTTATAAACTTGTGTATCAAAGCACCATAACTTAATGCTAAAGTCCTGATACTCTTGCATGATGCCTTTAATCTCACTTAAGAAATCTCTAGCTTGATCATCGCCAATTGACCCTGACATATCAATTGCAACACAGATATCAATTGTTTCGTCATAGTTAGTACCTGGCAAAATTGCATTCATGTGCCAACCTTTTCTGTTAGGACGCATAAACGAAAAGTCATTTTTAAGAGTACTTTGTATTTGCTGACGTAAAATCTCACGCCAGTTCATTTTAGACTCAGTAAGATCTTTAATTAAACGTGCAATACTAGCTGGAGTATTACCTGCACCTGCTGCTTGTGCTGCAGTCATTGTAGCTTCACGAATTTCATCACGAATCTTTTTCAATTCTTCTTTACTGTATGATGGACGACCGTTTGACCCTGAACTTTCCCAGTCAATATGTTCGTCAAGCATCTCACCAATTTTAGAAAGTGAATCTTCATCGTGATCTTCTAGTAACTTATCATATATCTCTTCAGAACCCATACCGTAATAGTTAGTGTCGTGGAAGATTTTAATAACAGGCGGAACTTCGCCAATCTTATCACGAATTAACTGACCATTTACATTATAGTCACATGCAATATTAAAGATTTTAGGATTGCGACCATCACGACGTGACATGTGATCAAAAACGTTGTGTAGGATTTCATGACCAATAACAAATTCAATTTGTTTTACAGTTAACGGTTCAAAGAACTCACGATTATAAAAGATATGACGACCGTCAGTTGCTGCAGTTGGACACCAGTCGGATCCGTCTACAATTTTTAAACGTGTTGCCATAGTACCAAAGAAAGGATGGCGTAATAGTAAGCCTACGCGAGCTACGATAATTTTATCAACAATTGAATCTAAAGCCATGAATTACTCCTGCATAATTATAAAGTACAAAGTATAACACCGCCTTGCGGCGGTGTCAACTGTTTTGGTATTACTGACCGCTTGCAGCAGTAATGTATTTGCCGTACTTGCTGTGGAAATCATCAAAGCACGCAATGTCGTCTGGATCAATTTGCAATTTGTATGAGCATAACGCAAGTTTAGTACCCATAATTGCAATTTCAGTTTCAAAGTTGTTCATCATAAACAAAAAGTAATTGTTCATTGCTGTGTTTTTGTTAGCAGCCTTTTTATTGAAAAGTTCTTTCAACTCATAGCACATACTAACAGTTAGTGAATACATTGCTGAAATCTCTTTAGTTTCACAATGTGTAATTTTACCCTCAAGTACAGCGCGTGGATCAGGAAGTTTACTTGAAAACTGTCTGTGTGCCATAAATTTAATAGCAAGCCCTTCACCAATTGAACCAGCAACTAAGTCAGCTAGTGTGTCTGAGTCAGTATCGCCGTCTGTTAACAACTCGCTAACAAAGCTCCATGAACGTGGTGTAGCAAACGCTCTATCTGCTGATTTTGAATCAAAAGTGTATAAATCACTTTTGCAAGCAGTTAAATAACCAACAACATCTGGATGTACATTGTTGTCTGTGGCCCATTCAAAGTAGTCATCCCATTCAACAGCCATTTCTAAGTGGATAAATCTGTTAGCTAATGGAGCTGGCATACGATAAGTAACACCTTTGTCTGTTTCTCTGTTACCAGCAGCAACAATAACAACGTTGTCTGGTAATTCGTACTGACCTACGCGACGGTTTAAAATAAGCTGATAAGCAGCAGCCTGTACACTCGGTGCAGCAGAATTCATCTCATCTAAGAACAAAATAATCATTTTGTGTTTTTCAGCAAATGATTTGCTTGGTAACTCTGATGGTGGAGCCCATACCATTGTTTGATCTACTGAGTCAAAGTATGGAATACCTTTGATGTCTGTTGGTTCCCATAAACTTAAACGCACGTCAGTAACATGAGCATTTAACTCGGTACCAAGTTGTTTAATAATATCTGATTTACCAATTCCTGGAGGTCCCCAAATAAACAATGGACGTTTGCTGCTAAATGCTTTGCGTAAAGATTTTTTAGCGCCTTTTGGCCCGACTGTACGTGATGCGATGTTGTTGCTCATAAATTATTACCTCATAGGTTAGTAAAAAAGAAAAAGTAAATTAAATAACTTGTAGCAGTGTTAATATGTTGTGTTGCTAACAAACTATGTAGCATATTATACAGTATTTTTAGCAAACGTCAAGACTTATTTTTAATTAAGAAGTTCGTTCTTTCATTGCTTTCGCTAATCCAAATCGTCGTATGTCATCTGAAAAGAAATATAGTTCAACGCATTTGCGTTCTGAGAACACTGTTATACTTTTATATGTTAAGTAATAAGGACAATCTAAATACCGTTCTAAGAACACAATAGTCTGCGGACTTATCTCAATTGTATCTGTAAATGGGATTTCGTATGATTTGAGTTCTAATGTGTTAGTTAAAAACTCAAACCCATCTTCACTTAACCTGTAAGCAGTTTGTTTTCCTACACGCGAGGATTGCCACCATTTGCGAGAGTATAGTTTTACGTTAGTGTCGTCAGAACACTTTCCCCATTGGTCTAAAAATATGCGTGTTAGTGTGTCGCGTAGAATCATCGCACTGTAACCCCTTTAGTTAGCTTTACAACAGCGAAGTCGCTGCATTTAAATGTAGTGTTTAGCTTTTCTGCTAAGTTGTGTGCATGACCTGGATTTGAAAAAGACGATTTTTTATATTTAGAACCGAGTTGTTTTGAAGTTGTCTTTAAATTAAATGGTTCGTCTTTATAAACAACCGCCCAAATAGCATCTGCTTCTAATATTTGATCTAATTGAAGTGTGTTCGGGTCAAGATTTTCTAATAATACACGTGGTTTGGGTCGAGACATGAGGTCCTCCTATTAACTACGTGTATTTATCGTTAGTTGCCTTCGCTAAATCCGCCACCATCCATAGTTATGTTTACTATTTCAGGAGAAGATGGATTACGTAATTCAATAAGTAGCGCAATGTTATCTTGATTAAGCTGATCTAAAATCTCAGTTAGTGCTAAGTTAAGTAATCTAGCTTGTTGAACTGGAATTTTAACTTCTTTTTGTTGAGAAAGCTCAGTTGCACGTAACAACTGAGCAAATTGTGTTATTGGTGTTAAATTAATCTGATTTTGCATTAGTTAGTACCATTTTCATTTCTAATTCCGTTTTAAACGGACCTTTGTGATCATTGCGTTCTATAGTAATTACTTTAGGACAGAAGCTTTTAACCCATCCTTTTTCAAATTTAATAGTATAATATCCGGCGCAGTACAGACTTTTACTTTGATCACTTTTAGTAAACAGTGGTAACTTGCGTCTAACGTCGTATATAGCGTTATACGGTTTACAACTAGTCGGATATCCATAACACTCATTTGTTTCAACCGCAGACACTTTTATATTATGTTTAGTTAAGAAGAAATCAGATCCAAATTGATTAGTTATTTCTTCTTTTTTATTAAACAGTATCTCACCGTCTATATTACTTAACACATATTTGTTTTCTTTTTTATGCAGTGTAGCAACTTTTAAACCGTCTTGTTCAACAATCCAAAATTTGCCATCAATAATAGGTTTAGCGTGTAATTCAATTTCTACCATTGATCTACACCTGTAATTTCAACAGTTTGAGTAGTAGCAACACCGTTTACTACGTATGGGAATGAAATATTTAATATGTAACCAATACCGCTATTGTTATCATACCCTACATCAATCTTTTCTACATCTGGAAACTTGTCTAGTACTGCTAATATTTCAATTAGTTCTTCTTTTAGTATTGTAATCTTTTTCATAATTATTTTATTGGGTAGTTTGCTTGAAACGGTTCTGCAAATGGTTGGATATTGTCAATCATCCGTTTCATATCATATGATTGACAAAATTTAATCATGCGTGAACCAACTTGTGTAATACATTTAGGTTTAGAATTAGTACTAATTGTTTCGTTAATAAACGACCGAATTTCTGCTGGTTGTTTAGTTAAGTCAACTAGCACGCGATTTCGTTCATAATCGTCTAATACCCGATGTTCTTGACCATTATGATCAGTCCATTTTTGTAATAAAAAGTTATTCCACGAATAACCTTTTGTGTTGCGATCTTCAAACGCTTCAGTTAACCCGACTTTCTTTGAAGTGCCTTTGGTTCTAGCACCAGGATATGCTGAAAACACATTATCGCTAGTATCACCGCGGATACATTTTTCAAATAATACCCATTCCGGATCAAATGGTACTTTGTGTTCGCCTGTTTTCTTATCAATTACAGGTTTTCCTTTAGCATCATAATATCCGGTGTGAGTAACGTGTTGATCTGCTACACCGTTATATTGACTAACAGTTTCACTAATCAATTGATGAAAGTCAGTATCTGTACTAACAATAACATGTTTAGATTCCGGATGCATCTGAATAAATCCAGCAATTAAATCATCTGCCTCTAACTTTGAATGTTGTAATACTGTGCAATTAGTTTTTTCATTTAGGAATGTTGTAAAATCACCGTATGCCTCCCAAAAAAGTTTATCTTCTTCTTGTTCTCTTACTGTCATAGCAGCGCGTGTTACTGCACGATTTTTCTTATATGGTTCGTAAAAGTCTTTACGCCAGCTGCGTCCTTCTAAACAGAATACTACGTGTTCTCCTCCAAAGTCTTGCCATGCTTTTTTAACACTATTAAATGTAATGTGCAATGCCATTCCAAGTTTTAAATCGGCACTACCTTGCACTGAATGTCTTGCACGATAAAATAAGTTTGAAGTATCTACTAAAATAAATGTCATTAGTTGCCTGATCGGTTAACGTTAAGGAATCCAAAGTCCTGATCTGATATATCAATGCCTTCGGCTGCTGCAGCGTTGGTGCAAATATCTCTGTACCAACGACCTACTATTTCTTCTTCAGGATCGCCGTCAAAGCCATACCCTTCTTGTTTTAATTTTTCAATCCAGTGATCATTCCAATCAATTTCAAAAAAACCATTTCTAATGTTACTTGGATTAACTTTAAACCCAATTACATCAACCCATGGTTCATGTTTTAAGGTAGCTTTTTCTTTGTCAGTTAGCGGTTCTTTTTCAATTACTTTAGCTTTTGGCTTAACTTTTGCTTTAGGTTTAGCTTTTTGTTTAGCTTTAATTGCTTCTTGTACTTCTTGTTGATGTTTTAGTTCTGGATTTTCACCACTAAACACTTTTTTTATAAAATTTCCAAACATTATGTTCCCCAGTTGTTACCGAAGAGAGGGAGGTGAAGTCTATCACTGTATCTCAATCCGTGCGTTAATGCAAGTTCTGCTACTCGTCGATTATTAAGGTTGTATACATCAGTTACACCGCCTACTGGCATTAAGTAAATATCACCTCTAAATCCGTTGTCTTTATATAGCTGCATTACTTCACGCGCTTCTTCTACGTCTTCTTCAGATGCTACTACAAATTTTAAAAATGAACTATGCCCTGAAAACTGATACTCGGTTACTATTTCAGGACGTATTGCCTTTTCTCTAGGCTCGCCACTTACACTTAGTTTAGGACTAACTGAAAACGTAGTTTGATACCGTCTTTCCATGTATAAGTAGTTTTCAAAATCTTGTAACAGTTCTTGTGTACCATTAGTTTCGAATGTAATGTTTTTTAAGTCTGCTAATAATGGATGTCTTAGTAATTCTGGATATATTTGTTGCCAACCTGGTAATAATGGTTCGCCGCCTGTAATTACTAAGTGTACTCCACCCCATTCACCGTTAGGTAACAGCTCAATCATTTTAGCTGCAACTTCGTCTATTGACATCGCTGGACTTAGATGTTTAAACTTTGGATGCCAACTTGCAT